TCCATCGGTGAAGTTGATGACACAGGTAATCTTCTTGTTGGTACAATCAACGGACGTATTAAGGTATTTGTTGATCCATATTCTGCAAACCTTGCTGATAAGCATTACTACGTTGTAGGTTATAAGGGTTCATCTCCTTATGATGCTGGTCTGTTCTACTGCCCATATGTACCTCTACAAATGGTCAGATCAATTGGTCCAGACACCTTCCAACCCAAGATTGGATTTAAGACACGTTACGGAATGGTTGCTAACCCATTTGTTGTACAAGCTAACGGCACACCTGATGCTGAAGCACTTACAGCGAATAGAAACCAGTACTACAGACGTGTACAGGTTGCTAACCTCATGTAATATCGGTCACGATATACACACTAAGAGACCCTACGGGGTCTCTTTTTTTTATGCTATCTTACCTAAATATTAATGCAGAATAGGTATAGCCATGAACGGCAGACTTAGTAAAGTTGACATGATTTCTAAACTCATGCAACTTAAAAGAGAGCTACATCACAAGTGTGAGATAGGAGAGAAAGGTAAGTGGGAGTGTATTGGAGCGAACGAGTACCTAAATAGAACACTTGACGTACTAGACGAATATCATTACTAATGATACAGAAGATTCTACTGTATGCATCTCCCATTGTGTCTGCTGTAACTATTGCCACAGTTGTAACGGTTAACACATGGAAGAAAAAGAAACCACCTAAGATCAACATTACATGGGATGACGATGATGATGACGATTACAGTGGCGGTCCTGGCGAAGGTCCGTACTGGTGGTATACTAAATAAGATATAGCTTGGGAAGTTGACATGGTTGCCAATTGGTATAAAGAACAACCAACTAATAGAAATTTTTTATCTCCTGTAGGATTCAAGTTGGATCTTGAATTATTTCCTGGTGTAGATTTTTTCTGTCAATCTGCTGGTATACCTGAGATATCAATGGCATTTACTCAGGTTCCAACACCATATAGAAACGTTCCTATTGCTGGTAGTGGTGGTGTTGACTTTGGTGATTTTAATGTAAGGTTTATTATAGATGAAGATTTAGTAAACTATACAGCAATACATAATTGGATACGCAAGTTTGGTTTGTCTGATGGTAGAGCAGATCAAGAAGATCAATACTCAAGTGCTCTTTTGCATGTATTATCATCACACCAAAATACTAATCACATCGTACAATTCACACGAATTTTTCCTGTTTCTTTGACGGGAGTGCCATTTGATGCTAGTATAACTGATATAGAGTACTTAACTGCTGACGTTACCTTCAAGTATGAAAAGTATGATATTTGTAATGAGACCCTTCAGAAAATTGAATGAACTTTGAATCCCTTCGTAATAAATTTGAAAAACTGAGAGAAGAATGGGCAGTAGATAGTCATGTAGACTTCCAGTTTAAAAATAAACAGTATAGTGCTGACCTAGCACAGGTAGCATTAGACATCCCTTTTTGCCATAATAAATACTTAAACCACTACACAGATATCTCTCAAATTAAAACTTCTTTAGAATTTGAAATTAGAAAATTGGTTAGAGAAAAGCGTGAGTACTATGGAGGTGAGGCTGACGCAAAGGTATATGCAGAGAAACCGTTTGGTAACAGGATTCAGACTCAAGATAAAATGAAAGTGTATATAGAGTCTGATGATGAGATTATTAATTTAGAAGCAAAAATTAAATACCTAGAGCAAATGCTTTATTGGTTAGATCAGGTAATGAAACAAATTTCTAACAGAGGATTTCAAGTGAAGAGTGCTATTGAGTGGGAGAAATTTATTAATGGACAGTAATGGCACATCTCTCAGTACAAAAAAAGAATGAGGTATATGTTAAAATTACTACCGAGGAACCTCACGTTCATCGGGAGTTAGCAGATTATTTTTCATTTGAAGTACCAGAAGCAAAATTTTTAAAAAGGAATCCTAGGTATAAGTATTGGGACGGAACCATACATTTGTATTCACCTGCTACTGGTGAACTATATCATGGTCTAATGAATCATCTCCACGATTGGGCAGATGAAAGACAATATCAAATATATCACGAGAAAGATGAGTGGTATGGTGATGTATACGAAACAAATAATTTTGTATCACCACGTGGTGTAAAATTGTTTATGGATAAAATTTGCAATATAAAACCTCGTGACTACCAATACAAAGCAGTCTACGAGGCAATAAAAACTAATCGTAAGTTGTTGCTATCTCCTACGGGGTCTGGGAAGTCTTTGATGATCTACTCCATAGTCAGATACTATGCTGCCACCGCAAAGAAGATACTTATAATCGTCCCAACTACTTCCCTTGTTGAGCAAATGGTCAACGACTTCATTGACTACGGGTGGAATGCCGATGATTTTGTTCATAAGATTTACGGTGGTAAAGATAAAAATACTGATAAGAATATTATTATATCAACTTGGCAGAGCATTTACAAGTTTCCCAAGAGATATTTTGATGACATAGATTGTGTCATCGGTGATGAAGCACACCTATTCAAAAGCAAATCTCTTACTGGCATCATGACTAAGTTGCATAATGCTAAGTATAGATTTGGTTTTACTGGAACTTTGGACGGGTCTAAGACTCACAAATGGGTCTTAGAGGGTCTCTTTGGTTCTTGTGATAGGGTAACAAAGACTGACGATTTAATCAAGCAGGGTCACCTGTCACGTTTTAGAATCAAGATATTACTCTGTCAACATGCTCCTCAACACTTTGAAACATACCATGATGAGATAGATTATCTTGTTGATCATAAAGGTAGGAATAACCTCATCAAAAATTTAGTTAAAGATCTAGATGGCAACACCTTAGTCCTATTCAATTATATAGAGAAGCACGGAGAACCTTTATATGATCTCATAAATAGTATTGTAGAAGAAGATCGTAAGGTTTTCTTTGTACATGGTGGTACTGAAGTGGAAGATCGTGAAGAGGTACGACTAATAACAGAACAAGAGAATAATGCTATCATTGTTGCGTCTTATGGGACTTTCTCTACTGGTATTAATATAAAACGATTACATAACATTGTGTTTGCATCACCTAGTAAATCAAGAATTAGAAATTTACAATCAATTGGTAGAGTTCTCCGTAAGGGAGAGGGCAAAGACATTGCTACTTTATACGATATTGCAGACAATATCGGAGGTCAAAATTATACCCTCAAACACCTGAACGAACGTGTAACTATTTACAATGAGGAAAATTTTAAGTATGAAGTCATAAAAATAAACCTACGAGCAAACTAACATGGAGGAAAAAAATAAACAAAACGTGGAAGAAGATTTTATTGCTACTATTAAATTAATTACAGGTGAAGAAATATTATCTACTGTTTCTTTTATGCCAGATGATGACAGTTTGGTATTAGAACATCCTATGGTTGTTAGTAAAATTAATAACCACGAAGTAAAAAATGTTCGTGTTAGTGGGTTTGCTTTACAGGAATGGATTACATCTACTTTTGATCAGATGTTTGTTCTTCCTAGAAAAAACATTATGACTATGACTGAAATTGAAGATGTTCAAATTCAAAATTTCTATAAAGATTGTGTTAGAAAACACACAATTCAATTAGATGCATTTAAAGAAACTTACGAACCAAAGAAATTTGATCGGAAAATGGGTCGGTTAGGTTCCACAATTGAGACAAGAAAGTCCTTAGAGGATCTATTTAAAAAGAGCTAGTATCATCCTTGAACCCTTAACAGAGTTAGTCTACTGCGTTTCTTGTCACCTGTCAAGCCCTCTTGACATTATCACCACTATCAACTATAATAAAGGTAACAGAAATGCCTAGAATGAGAAAAAAGACAGAATATTACGTCAATAATAAAGAGTTTCTAGAAGCAATTACTGTCTATCGTAATTCTGTCCTTAAGGCACGTGACGATGGGGCAGCAAGACCTCGTGTTCCTAATTACATTGGTGAATGTTTCTTGAAGATTGCTACACATTTATCATACAAACCAAACTTTGTCAACTACATGTTCCGTGAGGACATGATCTGCGATGGCATTGAAAATTGCTTGCAGTACATAGATAATTTTGATCCAGAAAAATCTAATAATCCATTTGCTTATTTTACTCAGATCATATACTATGCATTCTTGAGAAGGATACAGAAAGAAAAGAAACAGATGGAAATTAAAAATAAGATCCTTGAAAAGTCAGGATATGATGAAGTTATGCACACTGACACATATGATGGTACAATGTCAGGTATGAATGCATCACACTCAGATATGGGTAGCATTAAAGAAAACATAGAAATTAAAATGAACCGATAATGGAACAAGAAGATCACCTGCCAGAACATCTTAATAATCTTTGGGAGGACATGGATCGTTTAAATGCTCTATATGAAGAATTAATGTGGGATCATGAGGTTCCACTTGAGTTCAAAGCAGACTTTAAAAATAATCGTATTATTATAAAACCTTATGGCACTTGAAATTCAACTTGCTATTGTAAAAAAATTAAGGGAATTATACCCAACTATTAAATCAACATATTATATTAATACTAAAATTTGTGATCTCTATCGCAACTCTGTTTTAAAAACACGTTTGTTCCTGTGAAACATATTTTATTTGATTTTAAAGATTGTTCATCAGAATTATTAGATGATGATAATCACATAAGAGTTAGTCTTTATCATGCAGTAACAGAATCAAAATCTAAATTAATTCATTTACAAGTTCATAAATTTGAACCACAAGGAGTAACTGGTTTTGCTCTTTTAGCAGAAAGTCACATTAGCATACACACTTGGCCAGAAACTGGTGTTGCAAAATGTGACATTTTTACATGCAGTGATGAATGCGAACCAGAGAAGGCAGTAGAATACCTTGGCAAAAGACTAGAAGCACAGTCCACAACCATCCAAGAACATGAAAGAATTTGATTATGACCTCAATTACAAGGAACTTGACTTTTCAGATGCAGAGACTAGGAAGTTATATCGCATTGGAAGGGGGGAACAAGGAGTACTATTGGTACGCCCTTATACTAACGATATATGTGCTCATTGGAGATTCAAAACTCCTAGAGAAGCAATAATTTCTACAAACAAAATTTACTCAATGTATCTTGACTATAGAGATGAGAAAGATTTTGTAGGTATGGATATGTGCCGTAAGTTCCTTGAGATGGGGTTTACTCGTGCTAGAAGGTACGCTAATCACAATTCAGGTAGAAAGTATAAGAAAGGAACAAAGGAGATCCTACCACAAGAGGAGGATCATGCAACCAGTAAGTATGCTCAATCAGCAGGTATCTTTAAAAAGATTCGCAACATAGTTGCCAAGAGCGAAGATTATGTTAAGATGAGAAAAGAATGGAGATCAAACGAATGAATATTTTTGTTACAGATTCAGACCCAATAAAATCAGCAAGAGTTCTACCAGATAAACATGTAGTAAAAATGCCTTTGGAAACTTGCCAGATGTTGTCCATTGTTTTTTCTCACTGGTATTATGATTGGGGTGACGATCTAGTCAAGAAAAAAGATGGTGTTCCTTTCAAAGTTGCTAAAGGTGCATTTCGTAATCATCCATGCACACAATGGGCAGCAGCAAGTTTGTTCAACACCGCATGGTTAATTCAACATGGTTGTGGTCTATCTCAAGAATACTCACACCGTTATCAAAAACTACATGGTTGTCATAAAGCATTGTTTGAGGCAAAAAAAACTTTCCATAGATTGACAGAGTACGACATTACATGCTATAATATGGTTACAAACTTTACACGTGCAATGCCAGAAGAATTCAAGTATGATAAGAGTATTGATACTATTACTGCATACAAGAAATACATTGCAAGTAAACCTTGGGTAAAAGATAATTACCTACGCAAACCAGAACGCAAACCTGATTGGATAGCATGAGATTAACCCAAGAAGTAATTGATAAAATTCAATTAGCAATGCAACACACCAAAATCAATGGTGATGTTAATTGGAAAGATGGTGACGAGATAGATGTATGTCTTGCTGGTCATTTTGCTGGTGATAAATTTATTACTATTATTAATAGAACACGTAGCAATACAACAAAGCGATGAAGATTGCTGTAATTACAGACCAACATCTTGATGGACGTAAAGGATCTATTGCGTTCTGGAACTACTGGCAAAAATTTTATGATGAAGTATTTTTCCCTACTCTTGAGCAAGAAGGAATTACCACTGTCCTTGACTTGGGTGATACTTTTGATAACAGAAAGTCTATGGACTATAATACTCTTGCTAGAATTAAGGCAAATTATTTTAATAGACTTGAAGGAATTGATGTACACATGATTCTTGGTAATCATACAACGTATTACAAGAACACAAATGAAATCAATTCTCCTGAATTATTGTTAAAGCATCTAGATAATTTTCATCTATACACTTCTGTTAAAGAATTAAAATTAGGTGGTAAGAAATTTTTGATGCTTCCTTGGATTAATACTGGAAACAAAATTGAATCCATGAAAGCAATAGAAGAATCAGATGCTAATATAGTTTGTGGTCACTTAGAACTAAATGGTTTTATGGTCACACCTGGTATGACATTTGATCATGGTGGTTTAGAAGCATCTATATTTAAAAAATATGATCGTGTTTGGTCTGGACATTTTCATCACAGATCAAAGAGAGGTAATGTACAATATCTTGGCAATCCTTATCAGATGTTCTGGAACGATTATAAGGACAGGAGAGGTTTCCACATCTATGATACAGATAAGGATAGACTTAAGTTTATTGAGAATCCCTTTGAAATATTTCAAAAAATATTTTACGATGATAAGAAACACAATTACTCTAAACTAAATACAGATCTTTATAAAGACTCTTTTGTTAAAGTTATCGTTGAAGAAAAAACTGATTATACTCAGTTTGAAAATTTGATAGAACAACTATATCAGAAAGGAGCATACGATGTAAAGATCGTTGAAACATTAGTTGACACAGAAGCAATTGATGATGTAGACTTAAATGTCAAGGATACACTTACTTTACTATCTGAATATATTGATGAAATTGATCTTGCAGTAAACAAAAGTGATCTTAAAAAAGTCATGCAATCTCTATACATAGAATCATGCGAGGTAGTATAAACAATGTTTGTTATCACTCTCAAAGATCATCCGTCAGGAATATTTTCTGTATTTGATGCTAAGGATGAACGCATTGTTCCTTTGTTTGAGGATGTAGATGATGCATTACGTTACGTAATGCAATTGGGAGAGGATGAAGACAATCCAGACCTACAAATTTTAAATGTAAAACCAGATGAAATTATACATGCTTGCAGATTGCAAGGTCAAAAGTATTCTATAATAACTAAAGACGAATTAATAATTCCACCTGAAGATGTGATAAAAGAATCTAAATGATAGTATTTGAAAAAGTTCGTTGGAAGAATTTTCTGTCAACTGGAAACACTTTCTCTGAAATTGATTTACAAACATCCAGAACAAATTTGATCGTTGGTCACAATGGATCTGGCAAGTCAACCATCTTAGATGCGTTGACCTTTTCTTTGTTTGGAAGACCTTTTAGAAAAATTAGCAAAAGTATGCTAGTCAATAGTGTCAATGAAAAAGACACTATGGTTGAAATTGAATTCAGCATTGGAAAAAACAAGTATCATGTTATTCGTGGTATCAAACCTAGTAAGTTTGTTATACACTGCAATGGTGAACCTTGGGATGAAGATTCTAAGGCAGTAGATCAACAGAAAAATTTAGAACAGAATGTATTGAAGATGAACTTCAAGTCATTCACACAGATTGTAGTGTTAGGATCAAGCACCTTTGTTCCTTTCATGCGTTTACCAGGTCAGCAACGTAGAGAAATCATTGAAGATATCTTAGACATTCAGGTGTTTTCTGTAATGAATGGTAAGTTAAAGGATAAGATAAGAGAGAATAGAGACGAGATAAAAGAGTTAGATTATGAATTGCATCTCCTAGGAGAAAAAATTGACTTACAAAAAAAGTACATGTTGGAGTTGCAAAAGAAAACCAACGCAGAAATTGATAAGAAGAAAGAAAGAATAGATGAGTTTTTGACTGAAGAACAACTGTCAGTAGAAATGATTAGTGAATATACGCAGCAAATTTCTTCTCTCAATGAGCAGATGAATGAGTATGCTGCTAGTTCTGATAGACTTAAAAAACTAAACAACGTATTAATTAAACTTAAATCTAAATTAAAAACTTGCAATAAACAACATAAGTTTTTTGAAGACAATCATATTTGTCCTACTTGTACTCAAGATTTATCAGATGAATTTAGAAAAGAAAAACTATCTTCAGGTAAGGAAAAAATAGATGAGATGACTTTGGGATATGACAATCTTGAAAAAACTATTGAAGAAGAAGAGGAACGAAATAAAAAATTTATTGAATTATCTACACAAGTAAACGAAATCAATACAAGTATTACTACTGCCAATTATCACTTGATGACTATTAGAAACAATGTAAGTCAATTGGATAGTGATATCAAAGAGTTGGAAGGTTCTAATCCTGACAAAAAAGCAGAGTATGAAAAATTAGAAACACTCATTACTGAAAAGAATAGTAAGGATAAAGTTTATATTAACTGCAAAAAAGATTATGATGTGCTACAAGTAGCTACAACTCTCTTGAAAGATAGTGGTATTAAGACTAGAATCATCAAGACATATCTTCCTACGATGAATAAACTTATTAACGGTTTCTTACAAAGTATGGACTTTTATGTCAATTTCACCCTCAATGAAAACTTTGAAGAAACTATTAAGTCTAGATACAGAGATGTATTTACATACGAGAGTTTCAGTGAAGGAGAAAAAGCTCGTATTGATATCGCTTTATTGCTTACTTGGCGTTCTATTGCTAAGCTTAAAAATAGCGTTGACACTAATCTTCTTATATTAGATGAAATCTTTGATGGATCGCTTGATCAATCTGGTACTTCTGATCTTGGTTGGATCCTACGTAACTTTGATGATAATACAAATGTATTCGTTATCTCACACAAGACTGCCATAGATGATAAATTTGATCGTACCTTAACCGTATCAAAAGAAAAAAATTATTCTGTCTTAGAGGAGACAGTTCACGAAGTGACACACGCACTGGTTGGCTAAGTCTTAATCTCGTATATACTATGTACATCAGCAACAGAAATGTATGTACAACCAAGAGATCAAAGGCAATCTTGCCAAATTACTAGCAACAGAAAACTTAGTAGTAGAACATCGTGATGTTTCTACTGCTTCTTTTGATGTAGATCGTAGAGTATTGACTTTACCCAACTGGGATAAAGCAAGTAGCATTGTATACGATATGCTCGTAGGTCACGAGGTTGGACATGCATTGTTCACACCTAATGAGGACTGGACTGAGAATGCTAACATACCTGTAGAAGGTCAAGGTTTTGTAAACGTCATTGAGGACGTTCGCATTGAAAAATTAATGAAGCGTAAGTATGCAGGTTTGCGTAAATCTTTTGCTGGTGGATACGCAGAACTAAATGCTCTAGATTTCTTTGAAATCAAAGATAAAGATCTCAATAAGTTTAGTTTGATTGATCGTATCAATTTACATTTCAAAGTTGGTGTTGCTGCACTAATTCCATTCACTGATACAGAGAGAGATTTTGTAACACGTGCAGAAAACACAGAAACATTTGATGAGGTTTTGAAACTTGCTAAAGAACTTTGGGACAGAGAACAATTAGAACAGAAACAAAAAGAAGAAGTACCTTGTTCTGATAGTGATGAGACAGGTTCAGGAATAGAAGGTAATCAGCAATCATCAAACGAAGATAATAATAAAGATGAGAGTGATACTGAATCAGAGTATAAAACATCCAAAGGTCAATCTTCTAAATCAGATTCCTTTGATGATTCTGAAGAAGGTGATGATGAAGATGGTGATGTTTTTAATCAAGGTGGTAAAGAAGCAGGTAGCACACAAGAATCACTTGATTCAAAGTTACGTAGTCTAACATCACACAACTACGGTAGTAATACAACTTATGTTGAGATTCCAGCATCCGTAGATTTAGATAAAGTCCTTGTTGATTGGAAGGATGTAGTTTCTTGGATTGAAGAATGCAACAAAGATGAGAAAGAACATTATGATTATGCAACATCATATTCTGATGTTGATAAATTCTACAAAGAATTTCGTAATGCAAATCAGAAAGAAGTAAATTATCTTGTAAAAGAATTTGAGTGTAAGAAATCTGCTGACGCATACGCACGTACTTCTACATCAAGAACTGGTATGTTGGATATGAAAAATCTTCACACATACAAGTACAATGAAGATTTGTTCAAACGTATTAATGTAATTCCTGATGGAAAAAATCATGGATTAATTTTTATTCTTGATTGGTCAGGTTCTATGCAATATGAATTACTTGCAACTGTCAAGCAACTTCTTAATCTAACTGCATTTTGTAAGAAAGTTCAAATCCCATTTGAAGTTTATGCTTTTACAAACGAATGGCAAATTGTTGAGCGTTCTAAGCAAACAGGCGAACCAGATTTCTATAGTAACTGGTATGGTAATAGTAGTTACTCACGAAAAGAGAAACTAGTAAAGAATGAAATTGTTATTGGCGAAGGTGAGTTTCATTTAGTCAACTTTATTTCATCTCGTTCAAATTCTAAAGAGTATGAAAAGCAGTGCCGTTATCTTTTCAGAGAAGCATATTGCTACAGAAACCATTGTGGATACCGTCCAACACCAGGTTTAGGTCTTTCTGGAACACCTTTGAACGAAGCAGTTATCATGCTTAATTACATTCTTCCTGTATTTCAAAGAAACAATGATTTACAGAAAGTAAATGTTTGCATCCTAACTGACGGCGAAGCATGCACAACTGCATATGGTAGAGAGTGTAAGTCTTACCAAGAACCAGATGCTTATGTTGGAATTGGCAGGTTGCATGATGGTTGCCAATTACGTGACCGTAAAACTGGTAGAATCTATCCTACTTTTTCTGATTGGTATGGTAATACATCCATATTCATTAATCAAGTTCGTGACAGATTTCCTAACGTAAATGTCCTTGGTTTCCGTATACTTCCTGGCAAAAAATTATCTGAATTTGTAGGTCGTTATGGAACCTATGAGCATTATGAAGAAGTACAAAAACAGTGGAAGAAAACCAAATCTGCTATCATTCCTTTTCCAAAAGGTTACAGTGCTCTCTATGCTATCTCTTCTAAAGACTTAGAAGAAGAAACTACATTTGATGTAGAAGAAGGTGCAAAGAAGGGTGCTATCATTAAAGCATTCAAAAAGACTCTTAAGTCTAAGTCTGCAAATAAAATCCTTCTAAATTCTTTCGTAGATCATGTGGCATAACCACTTGACAAAGTGGCACACACAAGGCTTCCATAATACAAAGGAAGCATTATACTATATTCATACAAACAAACAAGTCAAATGCCTTTTCAACAAAAATTTTCTGATCAAGACCTCGTTACTTTCCTATCTTCAAAAGGTAATGAGATTACTAGTAGTCATCTTAAAGAAGCAGCAGTACACTTCAGTGTAAAAGTGCAAAGTGTTTCTAAGCGTCTTAAGAAGATTCCTCAGTTTACCAAAGTTGCTACTGGTGTTTGGAACTTGACAGTTCAAGAAAAACTTGAAAATGCATTTCAAGCACCACCTGCAAATCCTGTGGTTGAGAATCTTGTTCCTGAAAAAGATCCTAACTATGTACCATTTGGCAACTTTAATGATGTCAAAAAAATCATCAGTTCTGGTATGTTCTATCCTACTTTCATTACTGGATTGTCTGGTAATGGTAAAACACTTAGTGTAGAACAAGCATGTGCTCAATTGGGTCGTGAACTAATTCGTGTAAACATTACAATTGAAACTGACGAAGATGATCTTGTTGGAGGATTCAGACTTATCAATGGCGAAACTGTATGGCATAACGGTCCTGTAGTAGAAGCACTTGAGCGTGGTGCTGTTCTTCTTCTTGATGAAGTTGATCTTGCATCAAACAAAATTCTTTGTTTGCAATCTATCTTGGAAGGCAAAGGTGTGTTTCTCAAAAAAGTTGGTCGTTATGTAAACAAACGTGCAGGGTTCAACATCATTGCAACAGCAAATACCAAAGGTAAAGGATCTGAGGATGGTAGGTTCATTGGTACTAATGTACTTAACGAAGCATTTCTTGAAAGATTTGCCTTGACTTTTGAGCAAGATTATCCTACTCCTAGGACTGAGCAAAAAATTCTTGAGAAAATTGCTGGTAATCTAGGTGTACTTGATGAGAAGTTTTGTGAGAACCTTGCTAACTGGTCTGACATCATTCGTAGAACATTCAAAGACGGTGGTATTGATGAAGTAATCTCAACTCGTAGACTTGTACACATCATTCGTGCCTTTGCTATCTGGAATGATCGCATGAAATCAATAAAAGTTTGTGTAAATAGATTTGATGAGGAGACAAAGCAGTCATTCTTAGAACTTTATGATAAGATTGATGCAGATGTAGCGGTAGAAGATGTTAACGCTGATTAATCACATTACTGCTTTTTGGACAGTGGTGGTTCTTAATTGTATCCACCCTGTCAATTTCCAGTATTGTTACAAAGATGTGGATAAATGGTTATTTCCTGAAGTCATGTATGGATTTCAACTTTATACAGGACAAATTAAACCATATGAAAATGAGAGGATCAAATGATTAAACAAGGAGATTGTAGATTTATCGGCAGTATTGTGTCTCTTGAAGATGGTGCTGCTAGAGTTCAAAAAGTCAAAGAAGGAAAAATTATTGTTCAAAGACTTGACGGAACGACAAAAGAATGTTATTATGATAACATCCAGTATGTATGGACACCGTGATGAAGTATAATGAGAATGAAATCTTGGAAGAGGTTTCTGAATATATCAGTGGAACTTACAGGGGTCACTACTCGTCAAACAATGTTCAAACTTTGGACTTGATTGATTCTGTAGGTGACGCAGAGGCATTCTGTAGGTCTAATATTTTGAAATATGCCTCAAGGTATGACAGAAAAGGTTCAGCACGAAAGGATATCATTAAGATTATCCACTATGCTGTATTGCTTTGTCACTTTAATGACAAACGTGCAGCAGCAGATGCTTTAGTTTCTGGAGCAACCGCATTCACCGTTGATTATGACAAATAAATGACAGTAACATTATCAAGAACAACTTTAGATGTACTTAAGAACTACGCTACGATTAATTCAAGCATTGTTTTTCGCAAAGGGAGTACCTTACGTACCATTAGCAACGCAGAAAACATCTTATCTAAGTTCACTAGCGAGGAAGTATTTCCTGTGGACTTCGCAATATATGATCTCAGTCAGTTTCTTTCTGGCATCACTTTGTTTGACAATCCTAAACTGGACTTCTCCAATGATGACTTTGTTCGCATTGGCAGTTCTGGTAAGTCTGTCAAGTACTATTTTTCTGACCCTGAGATCACCCTTAAGTCAGCACCAGAAAAGAATGTAAACTTTCCTGGTTCAGATATACAATTCAATCTTTCAGCAGAAGATTTAGTTGCTTTGCAAAAAGCATCTGCTGTGTATAGTCTTCCTGACATGTCATTCCAATCTAGGGATGGTAAGGTTCAGTTGGTTTTATCTGACAAAGATAATGACACCAGTAATACATACAAGCAAGAAATTGTTGGTGAATGTAGTGGTGATTATTCTTTGGATGTTAAGATTGAAAACATTAGATTACTACCAGGTGATTACAATGTTAAAGTATCTAAAGCGTTAATTTCAGAATGGAATAACACTACATTAGATCTAACATATTATATCGCACTAGAACCATGACCCACCATTCAAGAGTTGTACAGATTTCATTTACACAAAAGGAGCAAGATCTTTTACAAATTCTTGATGAGTTGGTTAAGTATGATCTTGCTCCTAATAGATCTGCGTGGTTTAAGAATCAAATTCGTATGAGATATTACGATCTAAGAGAAAAAGGTATTATTACACAAAGTGATGAATGATTTTTTATGGGTAGAACGATACCGTCCTACCAATGTTGATGACTGTATTCTTCCCGATAGTATTAAGAATGTATTTAAAGGATTTGTAGAACAAAAAGAAATTCCAAACCTTTTGTTGTCTGGATCTGCTGGTGTAGGAAAGACCACAATTGCCAAAGCTTTGTGTGATCAAATTGGTGCATCCTACATTATGATCAATGGATCTGATGAAGGTAGATTCCTTGACACTGTAAGGAACAGGATTAGGACGTTTGCTTCAACGGTCTCACTGACCTCTGGAGCGTCTCACAAGGTCGTTATCATAGATGAAGCAGACAACACAACTAACGATGTCCAACTATCTCTCAGAAGTGCTGTGGAGGAGTTTCACAGTAACTGTAGGTTTATATTTACTTGTAATTTTATTAATAAGATTATTGAACCATTGCACTCAAGATGTACAGTGGTTGATTTTCGTGTAAAGAATGGACAATCTGTACAATTACAAGGACAGTTCTTTGAAAGACTTAAAACTATTTTAAAAACTGAAAATGTTAGATTTGAAGATAAGGTTCTGGCTAAGCTTATTAAGCGGTATTATCCTGATTGGCGTAGGCTTATCAATGAGTGTCAACGCTATGCTGCTAATGGATCCATTGATGCTGCTGTCCTCGTTGATGTTAGTGATGTTAACCTTGATAATCTTTTGTCGTCCTTGAAGAAAAAAGATTTTAAGAATGTAAAACTTTGGGTCGTTCAGCATATAGATAATGATCCTAGTATGGTTTTGAGAAAAGTTTATGACAGCATTTATTCTGTTCTTAAACCAACCTCTATACCAGAAGCAGTTCTTATCATTGCAAAATACATGAGGGACATTACTATTGTTCCAGATCAAGAAATAAATATTCTTGCATGTCTTACTGAAATTATGATGAGTTGTGAATTTAAATGAAAATACCTGATAACTTATTTGATGCAACAATAGTTTCTTTTTTATGGGCAGAAGAATTTGTTAAGAGAACTTTAATTGGAATATATTATCTCTGGCAAAAATTTGATTACTGGAACTTTAATCGTAAATTACCTAAAACATAATGGCAACACTTATATCAAATATGCCAGCAGAAGAGATATGGGTAAGGAAAGAATACCTTACTGATTTCACCTCTGGATTTGGCGAATACACAAGAGGAGTATGGGTATCAGCAAAAAGCATGCCTGGTCGTGCTTTTTATTTTGAAACTTATTTGCCAGAGTATGCTGCAATTTATGATAAGTTACCTATAAGTGCATTCCTAAGTAGACCAGAGAAACCAGATCCAGATATGGATCTTCCAAATCTACAGTTTTGGAATTGTATGGATTATGGTGTTACTACAATATGCAAACAATTCATTGGATCAATGGATTATGAATGCTATACTAGAGACTATGGAAAACAAATTGGTAAGTATGTAGTAACTTTAGATAACTACCATGAAGATATAGATTGTCCTGATTACAGTACTGCTGAAACACCAGCAGAACATAAGAGTCATAATCTAATTGAATTATCTAATGGTCAATTTGCTCTATACCCAAACAATAGATTAAGAATTTTTGATAATTCTTTAACACCAAAAAATCCAAAGATGCCTGACTTTAAAGTATCTACTAAGGTATACAGTGTTGAAAGAGGACACATTGAACGTTACGGTGATACCGATGATTATCATTATGGAATAAACGATGAAAGCATTAAAGACCCCTCTTAGATATCCTGGCGGTAAGTCTAGAGCAGTACCAAAACTATTTCAATACTTTCCAAATCTTTATAAGGTAAAAGAATTCAGAGAACCTTTTCTTGGTGGAGGTTCCGTAGCAATAGAGATTACAAAAAGATATCCACACATACAAGTTTGGGTTAATGATTTGTATGAACCTCTATATAACTTTTGGAAAGAGTTGCAGCATAATGGACAAGATCTTCAACTTGCTATTCAAGCAGAGAAAGAAAAATATCCTGATAGAGAAACTGCAAGACAATTATTCAATAAGATGAAGGTGGTTGTAAATGACAAATCAAAAACCAACTTTGAAAGAGCGATTGCTTTTTATATTGTTAATAAGTGCAGTTTTAGTGGCCTTACTGAGTCCTCCTCCTTTAGTGCTCAAGCATCAGAATCAAATTTTTCTGTTAGAGGCATTCAAAAACTTGAACAATACTCAGAATTAATTGAGAATTGGAAAATTACTAACTTATCTTATGAAGACCTTCTAACTAATTGGAATGGTACATTCATATACTTAGATCCTCCTTATGATATTAAGGATAATCTTTATGGCAAAAAAGGTAGCATGCATAAAGGATTTGATCATGATAAGTTTGCAGAGGATTGTGATATGCATGCTGCACATATGTTAATATCTTACAATAGTTCACAACTTGTAAAGGATCGCTTCAAGGAGTGGACAGTTGGAGAATTTGCACACACTTACACCATGCGGTCTGTGGGATGCTATAATACAGATCAAGCATCAAGAAAGGAACTAGTCCTAAAAAATTATGAAGTGTGACGTAAGACTATTTGTCGCTGGAACTGTTTTCACAGAAACCGTTCAAGCACGTGATTATCAGGAAGCAAGACAAGTTGCTCTTGCACGTAATCCAAATGCCAAAGTATTAGGTGTAAATGCAAACTTAAAGTGACTCTAGATTCATTAGACCCCAAAGAAAAATTAGAATCTCCAATAAGGGACGTTGATCTTATCTTGGAGATTCCTAAGTCTATACCTAAAAGTTTTTGCAAGAAAGTCATTGCAAAATTTGAGGATGATGACAGAAAATATAGAGGTATCATAGGAGCAGGTGCTGCAAATCCTAATGTAAAGCAAACGTATGACTTATGCATTTCTAATAAAGAAGACTATGCTGAAGAAGATACTGTTTTCTATTCCTCACTATGTGAGGGAATTAAAAAATACTATGCTCATTGTGAAACAATAAGTAAAAATTTACTAATATTGGAACACTTGCAAGATAGATATACAATGAATGATACTGGGTATCAAATACAAAGGTATGAACCTGGTGGATTTTATAAGTGGCATCATGATTTTATGTGTGATTCTAGATATGGATCTAGACAATACACATATATCTGGTATCTTAATAGTATAAATGATGGTTCTGGTTATACAGAATTTGCTTGTGGAAAAAAAGTAACTCCAAAAGCAGGTAAGTTAGTGATCTTTCCATCATCTTGGCAATACCTCCATCGTGCATATCCAAGTAAAAATAAAAGAAAATACATTTGCACTGGTTGGATCTACCATAATAGCAAAGGGGTTGGTAAATGAGAATAGGTGTAATGTGTTCTGGTAACGGAACTAACTTTGAAAACATAGTAAAGAATTGCCCTGATCATGAAGTTGTGTTAATGATACACAATAAAAAAGATTGTGGTGCAAAAGTAAGAGCACAAAGATTGGGCATATGCAATTGTCGTTTAAAATCAAAACAAGATGATGAAATGATCAAACTCTTCAAAGCATGGAGAGTAGATTTAATTGTTCTTGCAGGGTGGATGCGAATTGTTTCTCCTAAATTTATCAGAGCATTTCCTAGACAAATTATAAATATACATCCATCATTACTTCCTAAGTACAAAGGACTGCATGCTGTAGAACAAGCATTTCAAAGTAATGACAGACAAACAGGTTGTACTGTACATTATGTTACAGATGAGTTAGACTCTGGAGAGATTATAGATCAATCTATTGTTCCTATTTTTCCTAATGATACATTAGATCTATTGACTTATCGTATTCAACAAGCAGAACATCGTTTATTACCTTTAGTAATTAATCAATTATATGAAACCGAAGAAAGCACTGAGAGACGCATTGAAGCAACCATGGCTTTACAATGAAGAAGAACTCAACAAACTAAAAAGTAAATTGAGTGAACTAGAAGAAGAAGGTATGCAAGAGTTATGGCATCGCCGTACTTCGCAAGGATTTTCCAAAAAATTATTAAATGAGTAAGGCATGGAGAATATGGAAATACGCACTAGGAAGTTTTTCCGATGAAAAAACTAAAGATTATGACAACTACATTGTTATCGTACGCAGTATTATATTCTTTTCTTATCTCACTACTAACTGTTTTATTATTAGCGGAGTGATCAGACACTGGAATGACGTACCAACTGAAAGATTATCTGTACAGTATCAATCAATCAAAGAAAAATATAATTGATGATGACTCAGATGCAGAAAAAAGATACCCACCTTATATTGTAAATAGATGTTTGTCATCTTTTACAGATACAATTTTGTATGCTAATGAGATGAACAAAAATTCTCATTTGCCAAACAAGATGCAATATGACTTTTTCATAAATAGTGTGAAACCAAGGAAGCGTTTTTCTCCTTGGGCTAGGAAAGATTCAATTGATTATCTTGACGTAGTTAAAGAGTATTATGGTTATAATGATGATAAGGCTCTCCAAGCACTCAGGATTCTCACCAAGGATCAACTAGATAAAATTACATATCTATTGAGAAAAGGTGGTAACAATGACAAGCGAAATTGAAGTCCAGTGGAAACAATCAGACATGGTTGAGGTCACACTGGGTGAACCAGATGATTTCTTGAAGGTGAGGGAGACACTAACACGTATTGGTGTAGCTTCTAGAAAAGAGAAGAAGATATACCAGTCATGTCACATCTTGCATAAGCAAGGTAAGTATTACATAGTTCATTTTAAAGAACTGTTCGCACTTGATGGGAAGAAAACAAATTTTTCTACGAACGATATTCAACGTAGAAATAGAATTGCACAACTTCTTTCTGATTGGGGATTGATTGGTGTTGTTGATGGAGAAAAAATTTCTGATCTAGCACCATTAAATCAAATCAAAGTGTTAAGTTTTAAAGATAAAAATGACTGGACGCTTGAAAGCAAGTATAATATTGGTAGGAAAAAGCAAGAAGATTGATGGAGAATCACCCTACTAGGGTTAAGTATGATAATCCAAAAATGTATAGATGGAAGAGTTGGGATGCTAACACACCCTTCGCTCCATCTTTTGATGTGCCAGTTTATATTGATTATTGTGGAGAAACAATTACAAAAGACTTAATAGAGTTATGTTCTAAAAATAAATTCTCTAGAGATAATTGGACGCAGTATAATATATTTTGCATGACAGATTTCGTAGTGGCAATTCTCTCTGATAGGATATATCAAATCTATGAAGAATATGCATTTGAATTAAATCAAAAACCAGTACCCAAACATAAATTATGGATACGTGGATGGGGTGTAACATTAGAAGATGGCAAAGGTATAGACCATCATTCA